TAATAAGAATATTATCACTGCTAGAATATAAATAACAAACATATAATTATTTAAATACGAATATGATAAAAATACCAATGCAAATAATAAAGTAATATAAGACAAATATTTATAAATATAATCTGAATTTATATAATCGTGAACCAATATATCTGTTTTTGAATTTATAATATTTTGATTATTATTTATTTTTAAATCTTTTTCTGTATATTTTTTAACTTCTAAATTTAATTTTGGATTTATTTCATTATAATATGTATTTGGATTTCTTTTTTCATTTTCTAATTGTGTTATAGTATTTTCTATATTTTTTATTATTACTGAATTTTTATTAAAAATATTATTTATTTTACTTATGATATTATCAGTATTTAAATATTTTGATGTATTTAATAACTTTGTAGTACCTTCAATAACATTAAGTGAATCATCTAATTTTGAAATTTCCATCGTAAACTTAAGATATTTTGTATTTAATAATTTATTATTAACTTCTTCACTAGTTAATATTTCTTCTAATTTTGATATTAATTGTTCATTTGATAAATCTCTACTGTCATAAGTTCTTGATGGGTAAAATACTAAAAATACATTAATACTTCCTTCTTCTATATTATCTATTTTAAATCTATTTAATGGAATAAGTAATAATTTTGATAATTCAAGTAATATTTCATTTTTAAAATTATATCTTTTAGATGTATTTTCTTCACCTGCAATACCAAAATTTAAATTTAATTTTAATTTATATTTTATTGGTTCTGGTCTGTTTGCTATTTCATATTTTATTTTCTCTATTTTTTGTTTTAATATTTTAAATGCTATTTGTGCTTCTTCTGTTGCTTGTATTGCCATACTTTCACTTTGTTGTGCTCTTATTTTATTTTTATTTTCTAACTCAATTAATTTTTTAGCTACTTTTTGTACAGCCATATCTTCATTCTCAATCATTTCTTTTAAGTTAGCAATTTTTGCCATTTGAATAGTGACTTTATTAGCAACTTTACTATACCTCGCCATTTGAGTTTTAATTTCCAAGTCTAAATTTATTATTAAATATTCTTCTGTAGTTGTTTTATTTTCAAAATTTACTTTTTCTTTAGTTAATTGATCTATATCAAAAATCAAATAACTTAATACTGTATCTAACTGACCTATTTCTTGCTCATTTTTATTTGAATCATTTGATTTTTCTTCTATTTTTTTTAGTAATTCTATATTAAATTTATTTATTTCATCTATTTTTTTTAGTTTTAAGTCTTTGATTTTTTCTTTTTGAAGTATTAATACATTCAAATCATTATTCATATTCTGATATTCGTCCAACAATGTGCTCATATCATCAATTGTATTCATTTTATCCAATATTTGTGTTTCTGCTGTTTCTACTTTTCTGGTAGCAATACCAAGACTATCCTCCATTTTAGTTTTAATACCAATTAATTGTTGCTCTTTTCTTTGGAGATCTGCATATTCCCTATTCAATCTTGCTAATTCAGTTTGAAGTTCTGTTATATTAGCACCAAGTGCTTGACCTTCAGATAATCCATCTGAAATATATCTATCATATGCTTTTTGTATAGTTTCATGTCTTGTTCTGTTTCGCTGTTCACTCATTTGATTTCCAAGTATCCTTGCATCAATATTTTGTCCAAAGATTCCCTGTGATAAATCATCTCCTTGTTCTAACTCTACATATTCAGTATTTCCAATATTAGTTTTATCTCTTTGTAATGCTGCCATTTTTTCATAAGCATCAGTCAAAGAACCTGTATCACTTTCTAATATTTTAATTAATTCATCTGTTGTTTCATCTTCTGTGTCTGTTGTTTCTTCTACAAATTCAAAATTTTCATAAGTTTTATTTGTGATAATATAATTATTTACTAATATTACAATAACTATAATAGAAATTATTATTACTGATAATATTTTTGAAGTATCTAAACTATAATAATTAATACTTATTGCGTATGTAATAAATGTTAATGCTAATAATACAGAAATTACTATTATTTTATTTGTATTTGTATTTATATCTTTTTGTGCTACTTCAACTTGTTTATAATTATTTCTAATATAATCTTGATTTTGAAGTAAATTATAATTAATCTGTTTTAATTTATTCATTGAATATTTTGCATCTTCGATTTTTTCTGATTCAGCTTTTGAATCTAATTTATCAACTGTATTCATTATCACATTAAGTTGATTAAATTTTAATTCATTGTTTAATAAAACGCTATTAAAAATTTCTAATAATTTAAATATTTCTTGATATTTAACTAAATTAGTATTTTCATTTTGTCCATTTATTTTAATATAAACATAATACAATTGTATTGTATTATAATTTAATAATATCTCATAATATTTATATTTATATGATTGTAATACACCGTAATAATAATCTATATTTTTATTTAAATCATTAATATTTTTAAATTTAATTTTATTAAATAATTTAACAAAACTTTCAGTATAGTCTTTTTTTTCATTTACATTTAATGAAGTTTTTTCTAAATCATTAATTTTTATGTATTTTATTATTGCATTATTATATGTGAGAGATGTACTTTCATTTCGAAAAAGTAATTCTATTGGAATATATTCTATTTTATTTAAAGAAAATATAGATACAATGTTTTCTTCACTTGTAAATGTTTTTTTTAATTTAATATTTATTGTTTTAGTATCAATAACATTTTTATTATATTCTTTTTTTTGTTTATATATAGATTTATAAAAATCAGAAAGAAAATTAACCATAAATAGATATTCTTTAATTTTATTTTTAGCATAAAAAGAACTATCGATTTCATTTATATTACCAATTGATTCTAAACTATTTTCATCAAAATAATTTATATAATTTTCTAATTGCATAAAATAAGTATTATCAATATTTCCTTCATGTATAAAAAGTTCAATATATTTATTGAATATTTCTTTATTTAATTCGTTAAATTCAAGATTATGTAAGTTTATAAATAATTTGTTATTTTTAATAAAATTATTTAAATTTTCAATAGATATATTTTCTTTGAAATCTTCAATTTTAATATGTTCCTCTGTTAAATTAAAGTCATTCATAAATATAAATTATACTCTATAATTTATTTATATTTTAAATAAAAAAAATTTATTAATTTCTAATTAAACTATATTATCAGCTAATTTATTTTTTAATTGATTATATAATGTTGTACTATCATAATAATTTCCTGTATCAATTTTACTTACACAATCATAATCACCATTGTGTTTTTTAATAGGTAATTGATAATTATAATCCTTATCATGACATTGAAATTCGTTATTATTTTGCATACATTGCCATTCATTATCTGTCATATTATATATATTTTTTTCTAAAGAATCACAACCAAAATTATTAGTTACATTATAACCATTTCCATCATATTTACTATATATTTCATCGAATAGTTGTTTATTTATAGTGTTTTTAAATTCATAATCACTATATTTCGTTTTTTTATCGTTAATACAATATTTTGTATTACTATCATCATGATAATAAGGAATGTCATCTTTATCAAAACAAGGCATATTGTCTTGTATACATTCAAATATGTCTTTTGATTTTACATAAGTAAAATTACCAGTAAACATATTGCATTCTTGGAATACGTTTGTATCATAAGTATTTAATATTTTGTATTCTATTTTTTCATTTACATTTCCTTCATTTCTTTCATCTCTTTCACTACTTTCTTTATTTTCTGTATCAGTTGTTAATGCTCCAGTATATGATGATTCACTATTTACAATATAACTATTTACTGATAATTCCGGATTTTCAGTAAATGTTCTATCAATCATATTAGTGTTATTAGTTTCAGTATTACAATTATTTATAAATATTTTACTTATATCATCATATGTTAGTTCAATTTCATATATTCTAAAATCTTTTAAACCTCCTTTATAACATACCAAATCATTTAAAATTGTTGTATTACTATCTAAGTCTGTTTTTACTCCACCAATATATAATGTTTTTTTATCATATTTACTACTATTAGTATCACAACTATTTTTATCAATACTATTTTCTTGTAAATTTTGTTCAAAAACCTTATTTAAATTTTTATATATATTAATTTTATTATTTTTTTTAGTTATTATCCAATGACACCATTCGTTATCATTAACATATAACTTATCACTATTAACATCTGTAATTCTAGTAAAATCTTTATTATTTGAACATGGTAAATTAATATATAAATGTTTATTCATAAATCCAATTGTTAGTAAATTATTATTATAAAATGTTTGTTTTTCATTATTATAATAAGACTCCCAATTTATTTTATTTACATTATTTTCATTCAAAGTTAAATTAAATGTTTGATATATTTGTCCATTTGAAAATAATATATGTTGTTTATTGGGATTAGTTTCATTTAATTTTGATATAAATGATATACTATATTCCTGTCTGTCTATTAAATTAATATTATCAATTTTTAATAAAGTTTTATCTAATTCAATATAATTTTTGTATATTTTTCTTATAGATGCGTCATTACACATTGCTTCATAAACTTCTCTTCCATATATAGAATAATCTAATAATGTATTATCTAATGCACTATCTTTTGTAATTAGTGGTAAATACAATAATAATACATTCTTTTGTATTTCTACATTACAATATTTAAATATATCATCAAAATAGTCTCCTTCTATTTTTATGTCTGATATATAATTAGGCATTGTTATATTCCCGTCACAAGATTCAGTTTTACTTAAAATAGAATTTTCAATTTCTTTAATATTACTTATAATTTCTATAATATTTTTTCCATATTTATTCTTCTTAAGTTCCGAATTTTTATTAGATACTTGTTTTTTCAAAAAATCTACAATTTCTTGTTGTGAAGTATATTTTTCATTTATTTCAATATTAACATTTAATAAAATATTTTCATTATTGCTAATTGATATTATATTTATAAATTTTTTATCAATCATTAATGTTGAACTTAATGTATCTATAATATCTATTTTAAATTGAGTAATATTAAATTCTTTATTATCAAACATATTATAATTTAAATTAAATTTCATTACTACTTTAGCATATTGTATTGCATTATCTTTATCAATTACAACAATATTTGTAATATTATCTACCATATTTTTCAAATTTTGATATCTTGCGTCGTTACTAATATATTTTTTGAATTCTTTTTCATTATCATTGAATAAATTATATATTTGTTTTTTATTTGTATCATCAAGAATAATTGGTATAAAAATATATTTTGATAAATTGATATTTTTATATTTATCTTTAAATTCAACAAATTTAGATATTAATGTATAATATTCAGAAAATTTATTTGTCAATAATTCAATTTTTTGAAATTTTTTATCAACAATTTTTTTTGTATCATAATTTAATTCATCTTTTATCTTTAAAAATTGTTTATTTAATTTATTTATTTCGTTCATAACATTTGTAATATGTTTTGTAAAATCTTCTTCTTTTTTTTTATTATAATCTATATTTTTACTTATATTATTTATTTCATTTTCTAATTTTTTTTTTATATTATAATTATCTAGTATATCTTCGGTATTTTGATACTCTTTTTTATATTCTAATCTTTTATCTAATAAATTTTTTATTACTTTTTTGATTCTTTTGTTCTCATTATCCAATGTAGCTTTAAAAACATTCTTATATAATATGTTAAATTCTAATTTATCTATTTTAGAATTATTTAAATTAATTTCTAAATCATTAACATCTATTTCGTTTACAATATTTTTAATTATATTTGTATTAATATCTAATTCATATTTAAATATTAACATTGTAATATAAACTGCATTCTCATTAATCAATGTATTGTTAGTTTTAATATTAATTAATTTAGTTTTAAGAATATCATCTTTAATTAAGTCACTTTCTAATAATTCATTGATTTTTAAGTTTATTTCTTCAATATTTTTTTTGTCGCATTTTATTGTAATATTATTATCAACTTTATTAAATAATAAACATGTTTGTTCTAAAATATTTTCTAGATTTTTATTATTATTATTTTTCTGTTTTTCTAATATTGTTTTATCAGTTAATAATATATCATAATTATTTTTGAAATTATCATTAAATTTTTTAATAAGTTCTACTTTTTTATTCATGATCAATATAATATTTTCTTTATCATCATTAATTTCTTTTATTATTTTACTTACTTCAATAAGTAATAAATTTCTTTTTCTTAAATTAAAATTTTCTTGAATCACTAATAATTCATACTCTTTTTTATTATTATTAATCATATTATTATACAATTTGTTACTTTTCCGATTTCTATTTTCTATTTTTTCTATTTCTATTTTATTATTTCTTATTTTTTCAATTAGTTGTTCATTTTTTAAATCAAATTTATTAAATTCCATTGTATAATTATATATTTCTAAATTTAATTTTTCTAAATTGAAAATTTCATTCTTATATTTATCACTATTTTCATCAGTATCTATATATTTTAATTCTTCGATATTTAATACTAATTGTCTTTTATTTTGATTTTTAGTTTCTAAACTATTTTTCAATATTAGTAGATTTTTTTTAGTATTTTTTTGAGTATTAATATCTTTTTCTAATATTTCATTAAAATTTTTAATTTCAGTTTTATATTTTATACGATGTTCTTCATTTATTTTATTGCTACTATCTATCGTTGTTTTTTTTGTTTCAATTTTCATTCTGAATAACTCGTCTTTAACATTTTCTTTTTGTAATTTAGTAAAATATTCTATTTGTTTTTCATAATTAAATTTTATATTTTTATATTTATTATCTATTTCTAATTTATATTCTTTAATTTTAAATAATTCTTTATTATCTGTATTTATTTTATATTTATTATTTACTATTTCCATACCTATTTTGCTATCAAAAAGTTCCAAATTATTCATTTCATATAATTCTAAATTTTTAATTTTTTCTTTTTGTAATAAATCTTTTTCTATTTTATCCATATTAATTTGTTTTAATTTATCGAAAGTATAATCATAATATTTAGTATAATCTGTTCTCTTTTTTTCATCGTATTCAATTTTTTTATTTAATTTTAACATATTAGTTGATATGGTTTCAATACTTTTTACATATAAATCAATATCATTTTTGATTTTATTTTTAAGTTCATTATCACTATTAATATTATTTTTTAATGCAACGATATCTTCATAATTATTTCTATATTCACTTATTGAATTATTTAATTTATCTTCTTCGCTTTCAATTTCAATTTGTATATTTATTTTTTTATTCATATTAATGGCTGCAATCATTTTACTCAATTCTATTAATTTTTTTGTTGTTTCTAATTTTTCCATAACAATATCCATTTGGTTTGTTAAATTAGCATTTCTTATTTCATCCAATGTTTGCTGATTTAATTTTTGAATATCTATATTTATATCTAGTAAATTATCTTTAATTTGAATATATTTTTCTAATTTATAACCTTTTATTACTTGATTTAAATCATCTATATCATTTATATAATTGTATTTGGTGATTTCTTCTTCGTTATAAGACATATATTTATCATCTTCTTGATTTGTAGTATTATGATTATTTGTTATATCTTTAATTTCACTACCAAATTGATAATTGGTTGTATCTAATAAATTTTCAATATCAATATATTTATATTTATTAAAAGAATCCATATTTTTAAGTTTTTGATCAATATCTGTAATTGTATTTTTATAATCTTCTTCTAACATATTAGCATTTTTGATATAATTAGTAAAATTTTCATTTATAACTTCTCTTTCCTTTCTCAAATCTTCAATAAGGTTTTTTTTTTGTGTTATATCACTTTCTTGTTTAATTGAATTATATTGTTTTCCCTTTAATTCCTCTTCATTATATTTATTACTATCTTCAAGATTCTGAAATCTCATTGTTTCATATTCTATTTTGTTATTAAAATCTTCAGAATCTATAGTTAAATCAATTAATTCCTCTTTGGTATCATTTATATTTAATTGAGTAATTTTAATATTTTCAAAACTTTGTTGTAATTCATCATTTATTTTTGTTTCTATATTTTCTGTTGTTTCAATATTTTCTGTTTCATTTGTTTGTTCTGTTTCAATACTTCTTGGTTCTAATACTTCTGTAGGAGGAATATCATTTACTTTATCAAATAAATCAAATACAGCATTTAATTGTGATCTGCTAAATTGTGTATCTTGTGTGAAATGTTCTTTATTCAAAAAAAAAAATTTTTTTAAATATTCATCACTACTATATAAAATTATTAACATTAAAATCGTAATTATTAAAATAGTTATAACAAATGATAATATGAAATCAATTAAATTAAAATCATTATATAGTATTTTAATAATTAAATATGTTACAATAATTAGTGATAATATAGATAAAAATATTATTAAGGATAAAATAATATTTTTATAAGTATTTAATTTTTTTTCTTTATCAAATGTAGTATTTTTTTCATTAATATCATCGAATAATATATCACTATTATTATCTTTTATAATATTTTTGTCAATTTTATTATTATCATCCTCTTTATTATTATTTATAATATTAATTTCTTTATCGTCTTCAAATTTTTCATTGGGATCACTAATTACAATATCATTTAAAGTATTATCATTATCATTATCATTATTTGTATCAAATGTTGTAATATTCTCTTTTTTAATAGAATCAAAAGATTTATAATTAGTTATTATAATATTTAAGTAATTACTTATAAATTTTTCGGTATATATACTTTGAGTTTTATAGTGTAAATATTGTAATATTTTAATATTTGATTCAAATCTTATATTATCATATTTTTTTTCTATTTCTTCAGCATATTTTTTAATTTTTTCATATTTATTCAAATTACCTAGTTTTAATATTGTATCGTTAGTAATTAAATTAATATGATAATTTAAAATAGGTTTTATTGTTTCAATTAAATTATTTGTGATATTATTATTAGTTTCAAATATAATATTTAATTTTTTGTTATAAACTTTAACTTTAAATTTTACAAAATTATTATAACTATTTTTAACAATATTGTTTCTATGAGAAATAAAATATTTTGTTGGTATTTCAAAATAATATAAATTATTTTCATATTCATATTTATCAATATAATCTTTAGTTGATATATAATAGTATAAATTTCTAATAAATTCAAGTTTAAATAAATAAAAATTATATTTCTTATTAAGTAATTTTGATATATTTAAATCACATACATTATTTTTAGATAAATCAGTATTGTCGACTACTTTTATATCTTTTAAGAAATAATCGTTATGTGGATTGTCAATATAAAACTTATTATAATATGATATACTATTATTTATTACATATGAATCAATTTCTTGATAACTAAAAATATTTTCATTTTTATCGTAATATTTATGAATTAATTCTTCGAATAATTCTTTTTCATAATAATATCCAATATGTATATAATAGTTATCTTTTAGATAATCTGTTGTATTTAGTTCAGTAGTATTAACATAATCTTTATTTAATAAATTATTCAAATGATTTATAGAACTATCTATTGAATTAATGTTTATCATTAATTATTAACTCTATAAATAATTAATATTTTATATAATAAAAAAAATGATTATTTTAAATTTTTATATTTAAAAGTAACTAATATATAAGAAACTAATAAATAAATGTCGATATATCCTGAATTAAACTACACTAATCAGAAAATTGATATTCAAAATGTGAAAGGTATTCAATTCAGTGTTCTTGGTCCTGATGAAATTTTGAAAAGGTCTGTTGTTGAAATTACTAAAACGGACACTTATGCCGGTAGTGAACCAATCATTGGTGGTTTATTTGATTCTCGTCTTGGAGTATTAGAACATAATAGATTATGTGCAACATGTGAACAAAAAAATGTATTTTGCCCCGGTCATTTTGGACATATTAAGTTAGCAAAACCCGTTTTTCATGCAATGTTTTTCGATATTACAAGAAAAATATTAAAATGTATTTGTTATAAATGTTCAAAATTACTAATATCCGAAAATACTACAGACGAAAATATCAGAAATGATATCAAAAAAATATTACAAATTAAAAATAATCAAAAAAGATGGGATACTTATTCGAAGTTATGCAATAAAAATATTTCAAATACAAAATTCAAGTTTTGTGGCGATGATGGTACATGCGGATGTTCAACTAAACAACCCAGTAAATATACCAAAGAAGGTTCGATGAAAATTATTGCAGAATGGAAAAATAAAAAAAAAACAGATGATGAAGAAAAAGAAGAAGATATTCTATTAGAATTCACCGCAGAAGATGTATTAAAGATATTTCAAAAAATTACTGATAGCGATATGGAATTAATGGGTTTTAATCCTATATGGAATAGACCGGAATGGATGATTTGTACTGTATTACCTGTTCCACCACCATCAGTAAGACCAAGTATTATCGAAGAAAATGGTCAAAGAAGAGAAGATGATTTAACACATAAATTAAGTGAAATTATAAAAATCAATAATAATATTTATGATAAGATTGCAAAAGGAACATCAGAAGAAACAATTAAATTAATTACAATGGTATTACAATATCATGTATTTACATTTATTGATAATCAAATTCCAGGTCTCGCTCCTTCACAACAACGAAATGGGAGAAAATTGAAATCAGTTTCTGATAGAATGAAAAAGAAGGAAGGTAGAATAAGAGGTAATTTAAATGGAAAACGGGTTGATCAATCTTCACGTTCTGTTATTACACCCGACCCTTATATTAGTATTGATGAATTAGGTGTTCCGATTAAAATTGCAGTAAATATAACATTTCCTGAAATTGTTAATCAATATAATATTGAAGAAATGAAAAAATTAATTGAAAATGGACCAGATGTTTGGCCAGGAGCAAAATTAGTTAAAAAAAATAATGATACAATTACTACAATTAATTTAAAAAATGCAAATATTGAAAAAATTATTGATGAATTAAAATATGGAGATGTTGTTCACAGACATTTAAGAGATGGTGATTATATTTTATTTAATCGTCAACCATCTCTTCATAAAATGTCTATGATGTGTCATAAAGTAATTATCATGCCTTATCAAACATTTAGATTAAATGTTTTAGATACACCACCGTATAATGCAGATTTTGATGGTGATGAAATGAATTTACATTGTCCGCAAAGTATTGAAACAATGTCTGAATTAAAAGATATTGCTGCAGTACCTTATATGATTATTGCACCAAGAGATGGAAAACCAATTATTGAAATTGTACAAGATACTCTTCTTGGTTCATTTCGATTAACAAAGGATAATATCAAAATTAAGGATAAAACACTAGCAAATTTACAAATGATTAATAGTAATTTTACAGGTGTATTAGAAAAATGTGATAAAAATTATAATTACACTGGAAAACAAACTTATTCATACATTTTACCACCTGGATTAAATATTGATAGAAAAAATAAAGCTGAAAAAAAAGTAACTATTACTAATAGTAAATATTTAGAAGAATCAGATTCATTAGATAAAAGTATATTTCATAGTAAATCATCAGGTTTAATTCCTATTATCTATCATGATTATGGACCATTTGAAACTCAAAAGTTTCTTGATAATACACAAAGATTAATTTGTAGATGGTTATTAACTGCTGGTTTTAGTGTTGGAATTAGTGATTTAGTAACAGATAAAGAAACTGAAATGAATTTAAAAATGAAAATTAAAGAAATGAAAGAAAAAGCATATACTAAATTAGATAATACTCGTAGAGGTTTTATTGAAAATAATAGTATTTTCAATAATGAAGATTTTATTGAAAGAGAATTAATTGGTATTTTAAATGAAACAACCAATCAAGTTGGTAAAATAGGATTAAGTCAAATTGATGAAAAGACTAATAGAATGATTAATATGGTTAAATCAGGTTCAAAAGGTAAAGAAACAAATATTGCTCAAATTATTGCTTGTGTTGGTCAACAAAATGTTGATGGTAAAAGAATTTCATATGGTTTTACTGATAGAACATTACCACATTACACAAAATATGACGATGGTCCTGAAGCAAGAGGATTTGTTGAAAATAGTTTCATTTCTGGATTAACACCACAAGAAGTATTCTTTCATGCTATGGGTGGTAG